AGGATGTTGAACTTGGCGGTTTCGTTGTTCGTCTGCCCGCGAGTGTCATCGCGGTAACGCTTCAGAATCTTCTTCGCCCGCGCTTCCCACTTGCCAAACTCGGAGTCATACGACGCGATGACGCCGAGCCACTTCTGCACGGGGCTGGTTTCAGGTTCCATGTTGCCCCTCGCGGGTTATCAAGCCGAGAAGATGCCCACAGCGGCGACAGTCACACCCGCGCCCGTGGTCACGCGCCACGCACCCGAGGCGCTAACAGCGTTCACCTCTAGGCTATACACGCCGACCGAGGTGTTAGCGGGCATCGTAAAGACCGTGATAGCGTTGTCGAGAATCGTAACCGTCGAGGTGGCGGCGGTGTTCACAACGATAATGACGCGGTGCAGGTAGTCACCGATTGCACCCGTGCCGCCGAGGACTTGGTTAGTCTGCGAGGCCGCGACCGTTTCATATTGGAAGCGGTAGGGATCAGCCGTACTCATATCCGTGTTCTCCGACTCGTCTGCGCCGTCGCCCACATATCGTTGAGCGTAGCGGTGTTGGTTGGCCCGACCATCAGCGGTCGAGGTTCCGCAGGGCGCTCCGTTGTCGGCGCGTCCTCTCGATAAGCCAATGCTAGCATACGAAATGCGTCTGCCGGATGCGAAGCCCAATCGTGGCGCGGCGTCTGCCTAAACGCTTTCTTGTCCTCGTCGTACTCGCGCTGATACTGCCGCAAGGCTTCAATGCCGTCCCTGCACCCGTCCTCGTTGAACCAACAGCGCGGCAAGACCTGACGCACCGCTTGGATGCCGTCCTGCACGGACAGTTCAGGCACCACGGCAAGGTTCGCAAAGCCCAGATGCGATGCCAGTTGCTCAATGATGCTTTTGCCAGCCGCCGCTAGTGTTTTTGCACGGGCATCGTGGGGAAGGTAATGCTTGGCGTAGCGGTAGGGCTTTACCTTCACAGCGTCCGCTATCTGCTCAATGCTCGCACCGCTGACGGAGTAAAAGTCGATGACGCGCACCTCGCCGCGCAGCACTTGGTAAAACCAGATGGCGGTATCGTCTTTGTAGCCCAAGTCCCATGCGGTATAGACCTTTAGATGCTCGTCGTGCTTAACGCGCCCGATGCGTCCTTGATCCTGCGCCTCACGCATTTCTTTACCGTAGAACGCGCCGAGGATGGCGGCTTCAAAGGAACACTCGTATTCCTGTAAGTATTGGTCCTCGCTCAACTGCGCCCGTGCTGCGTTGAGTTCCGATACCGGCAGCAGGCCGCTTGTTGAGGCCGGGAGCCGCAGCATGAACCACTCATCCGGTATCCGCTGCGCCGTCTGGTAAATGTCCCAGAACTGATTCTTGCCCTTTGGCGTACCGGCAAAGACCGCCCACCCCTGTTTGTCCGATAGCGCAGGGCGTATGACGTTGCCGAACACCGAGGGCCTGAAGTCGCCGTATTCGTCGAGGTAAATGCCGCTGAAGCCTAAACCGCGCATGGCGTCCGCGTTATCTGCACCGAACAGCCCGACCTTTGCGCCGTTGAGCAGCGTTAAGGTCATCATCTGCTCGTTAGCGTCCGCGATCAGCGGGGCGGCGTAGAACTTGAAGTAGTCCCACGCGATGCGCCGAGCCTGATTCTGGTAAGGCGCGACATACCCAAACAGGCCGTTAGGCCCGGTATACATCACGGCAGCGCGGATGATGTCGTTTACCGCTGCGACTGTTTTACCGGCTCTGCGATGCGCGACGAGGCAGGCCCACCGCTTCGTGCGGTCGTGGAATGGAAGGAAGGCCCGCCGTGGGTTGTACGGCAGGACGATTTCAGTCAACGGGGTTGCCCCATGTGATTACTATGCGCTGCGCTTCGCCGTCCTTGCCCGTGACCTCGCTGCGCTGCAACTTCGGCACATGGTATTCCAGCAACGAGGTGAAGCAGCCGAACGCCGCCTCTGCTCCACGGTCGCGGTGTATCTCGTCTAGCCAGCCCTGCAGCCGGTCTGCATTCCCGTCCACGAATCGCGCTATGGCCTCCCGTGCGGCGGCTGTGGCCTTATTAGGGCTACCTTTGCGGCTACCGCCCCCTGTCTTTACGCCTTTAGCCATTGCACTTTACCGCACTTTGCCATAAACGAAGTTGCTTGCCGTTGCAGCGCATCATTTGACTTTAGGGCTTATTACGATGCGCCCATCGGCGTCAATGCGGCTCGGATATTCCCTTGCAAGCGACCTATACAAGTCAGCCGTGTTTGGCGTTATTTCTTTATCGCTTTTAACCGCTACGCCTAAATCATCTAGCAGATATCGGTAAAACGATTTTCCCAAGCCTTGCCCGCGATTTTCTTCGGTAAGCGCAATCATGTTGATGCTGGCTTCTTTTGGCCCCTTTGTCATCCGAGCAAAGCCAATTGGCTCGTCATTATCGTTATGAAAGAAAAATTCATGCGGGCCTGCTTCTTTGACGCTTCCACGGACGGAAATGTGCATCCCTCCACGCCCAAGCGGACTTGCCCCTACTTTGCCAAGATAATCTAAATCATTTGCGTCAGCGTTTGGCAATGGCTTACTAAAGATTTGAGAATCTTCTAATGCTGAAGTTTCAAGGCCCTTGATTGCCTTTTCCAATCCACGCGCCTCACCCGCCGCCTTCGCCACGCCGCCCACAACAGGCACCGCCGCGAGGGTAGCCAATCCCATGCCGAGTTTGTCGCCTGTGCGCCGGGATCGCTCAAAGTCTCGCGCAGCCTGCGGGTACTGCAACGGGGTAAAGCCTGCGGCTATGTCTAGCGCCGTGTCGCCTATACCCTGCGAGGCGGGAGCGTCGAGGCTCGTCATGCGCTGTGCTGCGCCCCTGACTGACTGGCCGACTTGGTTAAGACTTGGGACAGGTTCGCCCGGTGCGCCAAACCGCTGCCCGTAGTCATCGGGTACGGCTACGCCCTGCGTGTTGGCTATTTGCCGACGCAGTTTGCCGAGGTACTCTAATGCAGCGGCGATGCGGCTAGGTTCTGCCATGCGCGTATTGTATCAAAGTGCGTATTCGGGGCGAATCGCCAACTGGTAAAGTTCCCGCAACTGCCGCACCGTCGCCTCGGGATCGCGTGCCTCTATCCACTCGCCGCGTGGTTCCCAGACTGCGCGAAATGCCGCCTGCTTATCGTTCAACTTGCCGTTTGCGTGTTTGATTTCAAGCCAGCACACGAACGGTTTACCGCACGGCAGCGCCTTGACCGCCAACTTGTCGGGGATGGAGTGACCCGCCCTAGCGAAGTCCCACACATCGAACCCCGCAGCCTTTACCGCATCGGTAACGGTAGCGTCGTTCATATCTCGTCGCATGGCGTAGCGCATCGTGGTTGAAACCCGCCCTTCTTCCTTGCGCCGATTATAGCCTTTCGCCCCTCGCGTGTCTGGCAACGCATCTGCAGCCGCGCATGGTCAAGGCCGATCATATCGCATATCCATTGCATCGACCCGATGCCATCCTCCGTGCTGTTAATCCATCGCATCGCCTGCCATCCATCTTCACGGCCTGTCTTGGTGCAGTCGGTGATGGCCTGCCAGAGTACCGCAGCCCACAGCGCCCGGTAAGGGTTTGGCGGGAGGTCGTTGTCCGCGTTCAGGTCTGATTGGAAGTTGAAGCCGCGCATGATGCCCTGTCGTAAGTTTTGATGCCGTGCGATATCGCTTTGGAAATGATGTGCGCCTTGACGTTCCACGCCTTTGCGCGTTGCTCTAGCAGCCCGAGCCATTCTTTACGCGCTATCCGTGCGGCGCTGTAGTCTGCCCAAAACGCCTCGTGTTTAGCCGCAGCGCGGTATCCGGCTTGATGCACAGTCCACCACAGCGGGACATCGTGCTTTCGGCATAACTCTTTGTTGGTCGGGATAGCGCGTTGTCGAGCGGCGATTGCTAACGCCTCACGATACTGTTCCTCGGTTAAGGTGGGGCTGTAGTACCGGCCTCGGATTTTCATCGGTTCCGCAGCCTCCCCAAGCCACGCTCCCCAAACAAGTGCCGCACCA